TCGTAGCTCATGCAGTTTTGCATGTACGTGGTGTTGTCGCCACCGTTAGCGGCCGGGTTTGCCGGGTCGCGTTCGAACGTCAGCATGACACTTCCGGCCGTCGCCGTGCTGCACTGCGGCACGTAGCGGTACGTCACGGACTGGTACACGTATTTCTCGTACGTCGTCGCGATTGCGGCAACCCGGTCGTTAAGCAGCACAGGGTTGCAATCGTGCACCGCGATGAGACCATTGGTGTACTTGTTGTTAGTATCCACGCTCGTGATGAAGCTGCGTCCCGTGATGCGCAGGCCGCCGCCTGACAGCTGAGTTTGCGTGAAGCTGCTCTGCATGCCGCCTTGCACCGACACGCCCATCGTGACAGGTGCGCTGGTGACTGCCGAGCTGCCGCCTGTGCGCGGGCGCTGCTTCTTAGCGTATTTCGCAGCGTACTTGGCCTTGGCCATAGTAGGCTTTGCAGTGCCAGATTTCATGGTCGAGCGCTTGCGCTTACGCGCTGGCGCTGCACTGCGGCGGTACTGGCTCATCGCCATGTGTTTGGCACACGCAGCTGACTTGCGAGTGTTTTAGTAACACGGCACAGCCGGTTACCAGTGTGCCAAGCGCTGCTATCAGCGCTGCGAAAAGGGTGTCCGTGGCGCGTGAGTTTTGTGACGCACCGCGTCTGTCTGGGATTCCGCTGTCGTACGTCACGTCTACGCTGTCTCCCGTGATGCTATATCCGGGACCCGCGTGGATCGTGCTTTGGATGACTTGATCGAAGTAGTACGGCCCTTGCGTTCCGGGCGCTGGAAGTGCCGGTCGTGGGCGTGCCGGTGGCTGGATTGGTTTGATGTTGAACCCGTAGTCCAGCGCTGAACCGATTACTCCGCCCAGGACCAAGCCTCCGACTATCGGGCCCAGCCCGATTGACGATGCTTCGGCTGCTCCTGCTCCAACTGCGGAGCTGTCGATTTCGAATGCTGTTGACGCAGTTTCTTCGTTGGTAACGTAGTGGTCGAGCCAGTTTTCGTCTACGTGTTGTTCTGGCGCCCATGATCCGGCGCCAAGTGACGACGGCATGGCGCGTGCGAATGTGGTCAGAATTTTAAACCCCCCGATGGGTGATTTAGCCCCGTCTACCCCGTTGCGCCCTCGTGACGCACGAGGCGCTGCGGATTGGTATCGTGCGAATGACTTTCGTACTACGCGACACCGGTTCGAACAGCTCAGGCAGCGGGTGTTTCAGAGTCACGACACCGTTGTGCTTCGCCGCGCTGGTGCTGAGCTGGGCGCTATGGCCGGCCGTATGGAGTATTTGGTGGCCCAGAATACTCCTGCTGATCGCCGAGCTTATGTTGCTCGTCAGCTTGGAATGCCTGTAGGAGTGTTTATCGACGGGGCTAAGAGCCTTCGAGACCGTGCTTATGTTAGGGCGGCGAGGTATTCGCCTCATATTGCGGCGTACGCTGCGCGTTGGCGCAACGTGCGCGCTGCGCGTGCAGCTGCTGTCGCCGCCACTAGTCGGCGTTATGAGAGTCGTTCGCGTAGCCGTGGCGAGCGTCAGTACGCTGCTGCGCGCGGACGCGGTCGCCGCTAGGGCCCTGAAGTGGCATATGAACGAGTGAAATTCCAATGCCTTCAGCTCAAATCCGGCATCTGGTTTTACCAGTGACGCGTTAGCTTAGCGGTATTCAGCTTGAAGTCTGAAGGTCGCAGGTTCGAACCCCAAGCGTGAACGGCACACTTGCCCTTGATCGGCACTGCGCAAGCAAAGCCCTAATTGAATGGGTGCTAGCAGTGTCGTGGGCCAAGCCTTCGGGCGTTTCCCGGCAAGTGGTAGTCCAAGTAAGTGGGGTCGACCTGAATGTTCGACTGACCTGTGTTGTGGCAGCCCACGAAACAGGTATGGAGTCCCAGGGCCCTGCGGAGGCTCTGCTGGAGCTTGGTGAGTCGCTGCCGAAGCGCCCTCGATACGATGTTGTGTTCGAGTCCGAGGCCATGGCCGAGGAGGACTTGGGCGAAGGCGAGACGGCGTTGATTCTGGACCGGATTGATCAGCTGATGGAGCGCCAGCTTGAGGAGCGTGAGGAGGTGGAGGGTCTGCGCCACTTGGTGCAGACTCAGGCTGTCCAGTTGCACAAGCAGCGTTTGATGCTGGAGGCGTTGATGCGCCGTGTTGTTGCGCTGGAGCGTCCTGAGTGAGTGGTGTAACCAAGGCACTGACCTGTGCCACGCATTTGCTTTGCAGGGATGCCGGCCAAGCAGACGAAGTACTGGCCGTTCACATGGTTTCCTCCACTCTCTATCGTCCACGAGGCGTCCGGAGCGGAGACGGAGGATGCCGATTTGCGGCTGGCTTGCGCGGCGCTTAGCCGTGTCCGGGACATGGGCATTAGTCGCCACCTGACTTACCTGGTGGCTCAGGCTGAGAAGTGTCCGACGACTGGTCGCATCCACGTGCAGGGCTACGTGGAGTGCAAGGAGCGCTGGACGTTTCACCGTGTCCGGACTGAGGTATTCGGCGAGTTCGTGCCTGGTGCGAGTATCGCGGCTGCTCGCGGGACGGCTGTGCAGAACAAGGAGTATTGCACCAAGGAGGAGTCCCGTGTTCCTGGGACTGAGCCGGTGGAGATTGGAGATCCGCAAGGCGACGCGGGCGAGACGCACAACGTGGGGAAGGCCCTGGACCGCGTGTTCGCTGACATCAAGGCAGGTGCTTCGATGGAGACGATTATCGAGAAGTACGGCTTCGGAGTCTTCGTGCGTCACGAGCGTGCGTTGAAGAGTGCTATGTGCACTTGGGGCGCTCGCCGTAATAAGATGCCGAAGATCGTGCTCCTGGTTGGTGCGTCTGGTACCGGCAAGTCGCGGTGGGTGCAGCGCACCTATCCGCAGCGCTACCGGATGACGTTCGGTAATGGCGGGAACTCGGCTTGGTTCGATGGTTATAACGGCGAAGACGTTATCGAGCTGTCCGAGTTTCGCGGCCAGTTGCAGCTGGCGTTCATGCTGGACCTGCTGGACCGTTACGAGCTGAAGGTGCAGACTAAGGGCGGCACGACGCAGTGCACGTCGACCACGATCGTGATTACGTCAAACGAGGAGCCCGAGGCCTGGTATGCTAATCTTGAGAATCGGGACGAGAAGCTGCGCCCGCTGCTGCGCCGCATTGAGGAGTTTGGGGTGCGTCCGCGCTATCAGAGCGAGAATCGCGCGGCCTCGCTGAATGGCGAGGAGTGAGTGTAACACGAAAGGCGAGCACAAGCTCCCTCAATTAGCCTTTATCAAATGTACGGCCGAAGGCCGTCGGGCGAGTTTACGAGCCCGTGCGACGCTTGCGTAGCAGCGGCGCCATTGCGCCCCGCGAAGCGATGGGCGCGCGCGCTCGGCGGCGCTTTAGCGTCCGGCGAGATCGCCACGTCATCCTACCACGGGCCTAGTATTACCCCGTGGTAGGATACCGCGTTACCGTACCGGGCAACTATGGGGAAGGGGCCCCATGGTTGTTCGGGGAGGTCACGCGGTAGACTGCTAAGGGGGGTTTGGGGGGCGAGTCCCCCCCATTTTGACAAGGACAAGACGAATATTGCAGTGCGAGAAAGGCCCCTGGCCGCTAAAACTCGCTGCATTATCGTCTTTAGACGATGTACTCGTCGGTGCCCTTCAGTGTGATAGCGCGGTAGAACCCCGAGATTTGCAGCGCCGCGTTAAGCGCGCTGGTCTGGATCGGGTAGAGCGCGTTGGCGTACGCGTAGTATCCTGTCGTCGTGACGAGGTCCGACGCTGCGCCTAGAGCGGCGATTGCGTCCGCCAGGCTTCGGCACAGAATGACCGACGGGTTGTTGGATGCGACCGTGTCTGGCTGCACGGCTGCGAGCGGGCCGCGCTGGCGCCGGAGCACCATGTAAAGGTGCGTTCCGCGCGTCAGCGTGGTTGCCACTGGCGCTGCCAGCTTTGCGTTCGTTTCGCCAGTGGCCCACAACACGGTGCCGCCCGTCGGCACGCTAGTGCTCTCGAGGATGAGCTCGATGATGCAGTTCTGGTTTGCTGCGCCGAAGTTGCCGCCGGAGATGTCCACCCAGTTGTTGAGTGCTGACGAGCTGCCGACAGCGTCGACCTTGCCGATCGCGACCGTGTTCGAGAAGGCCCACTGGTTCGGGACGTTGACGGCCGTTGTGCCTGACAGGCCTGCGCCCGTGCGGGCCGGCATGATTGACGGCTCGCATAGGTCCAGGACGTAGTCCATGACTACGAAGCCGAGGCCGGTGTTAACCGGCACGTTAGCACCGTATAGCAGGAACAGCCCCTGGGACGTGTCTCGGGGGTTGTAGTTGCTGCCCTGCCCGCTGATCCAGAACAGTTTCTTCTCGTTCTTGTCTCGCTTGTAGGTGACCGACGAGCCGACCCACGGCGGTGTGATCGTGGTGTGTTCGTAGCTCATGCAGTTTTGCATGTACGTGGTGTTGTCGCCACCGTTAGCGGCCGGGTTTGCCGGGTCGCGTTCGAACGTCAGCATGACACTTCCGGCCGTCGCCGTGCTGCACTGCGGCA